TAATAAATAGAATGTTAGATAGATCAAGACTTTTTAACTCAAACCAAACTTTTGGGTATAAAAATATTATTTGGGATTACGCGGAAGTTGTTGATATTAACGACCCGTATGATGCTGGTAGAATTAAAGTTAGAATTCCCGTTATTGATAACGTTGATACCGCTCCACAAAATCAATTACTACCTTTTGAAGAAGGTGGTCTACCATGGTGTGAACCTCTTTTACCTAAATATTTAAATGTTGTTCCAGAACTTGGTCAGTTGGTTAAAATAATTGTTTTTAACACTAACGACAAAAAAATGAGGAGACAGTATGTCGGCCCAGTTATTGGCCAACAAACACCTCAAGATTTATTAAATTCAACTTATGACACTGCAAAAATAAAAGTAGAATCCAGTGGTTATGTTGGTAGATGGTCAGACAATCCGGCATCTTCTTACCCTGAAAAAGTTGGCGATTGGAAAATATACCCCAATAAAACTGATATCGCTTTTTTAGGTAAAAAAAATACCGACATAATTTTACGTAATAAAGGTTTTTTTGATGAAATTCAATTAAGAGCCGGTAAAATAAATCCAAGTTCTTTAAATTCAACTTTAAATAACTCTTTTAAAGAATCACCAGTTGTTTTAAACACAACCAACCCTGGTTATATTACAATAAATTTTACAGAAGCATCAGCTTTACCACAAGAAAGTGTTAATAATATATTTACAACATTAAACATACAAAAAGACAGATCACACGTAAATATTGTTGCGGATCATATAAATTTTATTAGTCATTTGAGTTCTGGTACAGAAGATAAGATACTACAAGGTCAAAACATAAGGCAACAAATAAATCTTGAAACAACAAAATTACACCCTGTTGTTTATGGTGATGTTTTATGGGATTTTATGTCTTTAATGCGAAACTATGTTGAAGGACATATCCATAAAGCTTCCAGAAGGGAACCAGATGGTGACCGTAATAAAAATGATTTAATTAATTGGTTTAATAAAAACATGGGTGTCGCATCTTCAAAACCCACACCTGACGGTAATGGTTCTTATGTTGAAATAAATGATTGTAATTTTTTAAGTAAGGGTGTGAAAACTAATTAAATCTTAGCATATTTATAGTAAAAAGATTTAATGGGTAAAAAATTAACATCAGAAGAATTTATTAGCATATGTAAAAGTAAGCATGGTGATAAATATGACTATTCCGTAATGGAATATAAAAATTCTTCAAATAAAATTAAAATTATCTGCCCCAAACACGGTGTTTTTGAGCAACTAGCTTCTAATCATAGACAAGGTAAAGGATGTTTAACATGTGGGGTGATATCTAGAAAACAAAAACAATCATCTACAACAATTAAATTTATAAATAAAGCTAACAAAACACATGGTTATAAGTACGATTATTCATTAGTTAAGTATAAAAATAACTCAACCAAGGTTAACATTATTTGTTCCGAACATGGTGTTTTTAACGTTACACCGAATAGTCATATTTCAAAAAGAAGTGGTTGTATGGCTTGTTATATAAACAAAATGCGATTGGGTTTAGATGAGTTTGTTAGATTGTCATCGTTAGTTCACGATAATAAGTACCAATATCATTTAGTTAATTATTTAAACTCACGCACTAAAGTCAAAATTATCTGCCCTAAACATGGTGAGTTCGCACAAAGTCCACATAGTCACTTAAAAGGGCACGGATGTTCTAGTTGTAACACTTCAAAAGGCGAATTAATAATCAAAAAATTTTTAGATGAAAATGGTGTTAAATATATCAGACAGTATAAATTTTCTGATTGTAAAAATAAAAAACCATTATCTTTTGATTTTTTTTTACCACATTTTAATACATGTGTTGAATATGATGGTATACAACATTTTAAACCATATGGTTGGGATAAAAGTGGTAGTCGTTTTAAATCTACACAAAAAAATGATGGCATAAAAAACGAATACTGCCTAAAAAATGGCATAAAATTGGTTCGAATAAAATATAATGATAAAATTAATTTAAAAAATATCCTAGAATGATTTATAGAACATATTTTACGAAAGACAATACAATAGTTAGAAATTCCTACGTTAATACGGGTAAAAACCCTATTGTAGAATTATTTCACGGTGGTTCTTTAAATGCTGACCGAGTAACCTATTCCAGGTATATATTCAGTTTTGATTTTACAGAAATTCTCCAGAGGTTGAATACTAAACAAACAACTTTGGATAAACTAACACATACTTTAAAAATCACAAACACTTCTACTTTTGATGAAGAACAATTTTGTAAAAGTGTTAACTCTTGCATTGGTGATGTTAAAAGATCAACTTGTTTTGATTTGATTCTTTTTGAAGTTCCTGAAGCTTGGGCAGAAGGTGATGGATATGATTATACTGATGTTAAAATAAGTTGTAGTGATAGTGATAGAACTTATTGTGAAGGGCCCTCAAATTGGTTTCAAAGAAACAATTTAATCAACTGCTGGTCGGTTCCTGGTATTTATGATGACCCGACAAATTGGTGTTCAGGAAGTACATCTGGGGCAACTTCTGGTGGTACAACTTGTTCTGGCGGCACTAATTTAATTGTTGCAACCCAACATTTTGATTATGGTGATGAAAATGTTAATATTGACATCACTTCTTATATAAATGGTTTAATAACAAGTGGTTATACCGGATTAACCTATGGTTTAGGATTAGCCTATGCAAATGCACTGGAGATTGCTCCGTTAGAAGACGCAGAATATGTTGGTTTTTTTAGTCGACAAACAAATACGGTTTATGAGCCCTTTTTAGAGACTAAATGGGATGACACCGTAAAAGACGACAGAGACAACTTTTATTTAAATAAAGACAACAACATATGTCTTTATGTTAATGCGGGTGGGCAAGCAACTAATGCAACTTTTTCGGGGGTTACAATCTACGACCAACTAGGTAATGTCTTTAAACAGATACCACCTTCTGGTATTACACAAGTAACAACAGGTGTTTACTGTGTTAATTTTGCGGTTGATGATAACCCTACTTCTGGTTATTGTGGTAATATTCAATTTAATGATACATGGCAAGATGTTACTATTGGTAATAAAAATTTAGGTGATATTGAACTTAGTTTTATTGTTTTAGAGGCCGATGATTATTATAGAATCGGTTCGAGTAATAGTGCGGGAGCAAACGGTTTAGGTGTCGGTAAAGCAACTAATCTTTCTATATATGAGTATGATGTTAACATTAGGGGAATTAAGTTTAAAGAAAAAATTAAACGAGGTGATACTAGAAGAGTTAATGTTGATATTCGTATACCGTATACATATGATTCTACAGTTGCTTTAGACAAAGTATACTATCGTATGTATGTTTTAGAAAATGCAAATATACAAGTAGAATATATTGATTGGCAAGAGGTTAGTAGAACACCTGACGGTAATTTCTTTATTGTAGATACCTCTTGGTTTATACCGAATGATTATTTTATTGAAATAAAAATAGAATCAGGAAATGAGGTTAGAACATTTCCACAAACAATCCCATTTACAATCGTTTCAGAAAAAAACGTATGAAAAACTTAATTAAAAAAATATTAAAAGAAAATTTTGACCCTGAAAACTTTGATTGGATCAAAAATGTTAGACAATTTACCCCTGCTGAACAATTTTTATATGATCTAATGTCAAATTTAAAAATGGTAGAATCAGAAAAATTAAGGGATTGGGTGTTTTACAAGGATGAAAATGGGAGAATTTTAATGGCAGATAATATTAATGCCGGTACCAAAAACCCTGGTTTATATGTTGATTATCGCAAAATTTGGGTAAAATTAAGAGGTTATGGTTTAAAAGCAAAAGAAGTTGAGGATTTATGCGTGCGTATGCTGGAGATGACCCATAAACGAAAGGCATCGACAGCTAGTTACAGTGCTTTTAGAGTCGAATATGGGTGGGAATAACTCATAAACGAAAGGTATTAAATTAAAAATCCCGACAAAATCGGGATTTTTAATTTATTTTTTTTATGCGTAAAATTTTCCTCTTTTCATTGCATCGTCTTTTCTTTTCATGTAATCCATTTTCTTCTTTTTCATATGGTCAGATTGTTGTGTAACATTTTTTTGTTGTACGAATTTAGCGATTTTTTCTTTGGAATCTAAAAGTTTATTTTGAAGTGCTAAAAATTGTCTTCTCATACCGTCGATTTCTTTCGCAAAACCATCATTACCAGTAACCTGTTGACATAAGCTACCAAATTTTTGACCAGCCCCACTAACCATCTGTATTACATCCTCAACAGAAGATAATTCACCGTTATTTGTTTGTAATAACTCAATTCTTTTTTCTTCTTTTGGGTTTGAAGACGCCATTTCATCTTCTTCACGAATGATTTTTTTCACCAAGTTTTCAATATCATTTTCGTTTAATCTAACTACATTTCTCATATTAATATTTTTTATATAAATATCACCAAAAAAATAAAAGTAAAAAAAATTGATATTTTAAAATAAAAATTATATTTTTGTGTTATAAAATTTAAACAAATGGCGAAGAAAAAAGACCTAGTAAATCAGAACCCCAAATTTATTATCAATTTAGTTGATATATTAGCCGAAAACGACCCAACAAACACCAATAAATATTTACCGTTTATGCTTAAACAAGCGGAAACCTGGGTGGATTGGTTACAAAATGAATTAAAGTCGAACACATTTAAAGAAATGTTTGAAACCATCAAAGATTTTGAAGATATGTCCTCAAAAAATTTATTAAGTAATAAAGACATATATTCATATGGTAGTAATCAAGAAATTGTTGACGCAATTAAAGAAGCTAAAGAAAAAATAACCAAAGGTCAGGTAAAAAAGAATGAAACTATTGTTCTCTACGAAGACGACCGTTATTTGGTATTACAACCGTTAACCAGTAGAAGTTCTAACGTTTATGGGAAATCCACCAAATGGTGTGTTTCATCCGAACAAAATGATTTTAAAAAATATTTTAATCAATATATAGAAAGTGGATCTCTTATATTTTTCATTGATAAATCCGTTAAAGAAGAACAAATTAGAGATACCCCATTATCAAAAATAGCATTTCACCGTGATAAAGAAAAAGGTTTAACTGTTTGGAATACAAAAGACGTACAGTTGGATTCTGGAACCGTATTTGAATTATCTGAAACAATTCCATCAGAAGTTTTAGGGGTTATTATGAAAACATCAAAAGGAAAAACCAATAGAGAACTAGCAGAAGAAAAAGGCATTAAAAAAGAAACTTTTTAAGAAAAATATAAAATGGAATTTAAAACACTAAAAGAACAATATCGTGATTTGGTTACTGATAAAATTTCAATCAGTAAGGAAGATTTGACCGAAACTGAGGAAACAATTATTGATATCGGTTATAATTTATTGGTTGAAAAATTGGATGATATTAAAATATTGAAAGATGAACTTCGTAGAGTTTCTATCGATTTGGCAAATATGAAAGCTTTTAATAGTGACTTCAAAATAAATTATAATGATGGTGGTGATGCTGACGAACTGGATGAAGATTGTGACTAAACAATTTGGTTTAAAAACTCCCTAATGGAACGACGAAGAACGCCTTTTTCTATACCAGGGAATTCTTCTTGCAAAATAAGATATAATTTATTAGTTAAAAGACTTTTATTTCTATCAATAAAATAAGGTTTTTCATCTACTATAATAAAAAGTTTATCTTCATATAAATCAGGGATTGTTAAACGTTCTATAGGGTAGTTTTCTTCTAAATAAGAAACAATAGAATCTTCAGTTCGAAAAATATCTTGGGGTATCCAATCAAACTCTTCTTCTTTATCTTCATTCAAAGAAGGGCGGTCAATTAATTTAAATTGACAATTCCTGCCAAATTCATTTTCAGTCGATAAATAAATACCACCAGTATTTTTAGTGGTGTTTCTTTTTAGTAAAGCCTCAAAATGTTTTTTTTCACTAAAAATATCTTCAGGTTTAAACCCTGCGTGTACAACAATAAATTCCTCTTGTATAGCACAAGTTGGGATTACGATATCACCTATTCTTAAATTTTCTATTTTTAAAATTATATCTCGGTCTATGATTTCTTTTGCCCAATCAAATTCTTCCTTTAATATTTTTTTAATTAAGTTTTTCATGTTTTATATAAATATCTAAGTAAATACCTTTCGTTTATGGGTCGCCTCCAGCGTTTATTCACTCGCCAATTATAAATCATCAGTTGTCAATACCTTTCGTTTATGGGTCATCTCCAGCAACCCAGATGCAAAAATTGTAGTTTCTCCTGTTATCAATACCTTTCGTTTATGGGTCATCTCCAGCATACGCATGCATAAAGCCCCGATTTCTTCCCATTTTAAACCATAACCTCTTAATTTTACCCAGATTCTGTCATAATCAACATATAAACCAGGGTTTTCGGTACCGGTATTAATATTATCTGCCATTAAAATTCTCCCATTTTCATCCTTGTACAACACCCAATTTATCCATTTTTTTGATTCTACAATTGTTAAACTGGACATTAAATCATATAAAAATTCTTCAGCAGGGGTAATTTGTTTAATATCATTAATCCAATCAAATTCTTCCTTTAATATTTTTTTAATTAAATTTTTCATGTTTTATATAAATATCTTTAAAAATTAATTTCGTATTTAAAATTACCACAATCCCAAACAGATAGGTACCCTCTATCTATCATAATTTCTTTTTCGGTTTTATTTTTATCATAACCTTCTTTAACCAATAAATCTTTTCTAAAATTATATCTGTGATATCTTCTATCATCACTAATAGTATACCAATAATTGGGTTTGGTTTCCGATATTAAATTAAAGCCTATTTTTGAATACAGATTATCTTCACTTACAGTCCATCTTTTATCAGCATAAGTAATTATTTTATTAGGTTTATATTTCTTAACAAAATACTTTAATAATCTAGATGCAACACCAACAACATTGTTTGATGAAAATCTAACTAACTCAAAAGTATTGTCTTCTTTTTTAGAACCCAAAACACTTCTCAAGGTGGAAAAAGTCATTACAGCAACTAATTCTTCACCGTGGAAAGCACCAATCTTATAGGTTGATTTATCATCACCTTGAATATGGTTTTTTAATAAAAATGTGTTTTTTTCTTTGGTTGTTATTTCCCTCACATCACATTTACGGGCATATATTTTTTTCCCAGATAAACCTAATATGTTTTTAATTTTACTTTTAACAATTTCTTTGTTTTTTATCCATTCATCGGAAAAAATATGATATAATTTTATTCCATGTTTTTTGGCCAAATTTTGTTTATTTAAATGATAATTTTTTGATTTACCCATTTTCTCGGAATGCCAAAATAACCCGTTATATTCAAAACCAATTTTTAAATGAGGTACGTATATATCAATTTCAATACCTTGTAAACTTTTTTTATGGTTATTTAAAACTTGAATACCTAAAGATGTTATATAATCAGATATTTCTTTTTGATTTTTTGAGGTAAAATTGTTTTCTATATTAGGTCTGCCTTTCTCTAAATAATTCTTACATTTTTCTTTAAAATTTTCAGAAAAAATATCACCATATTTTTTTTCATATTTTTCCAAAGTTATATTATGTAATTTTAAATGTGTGTTGGAAATAGACCTGAAAGGTTGGTTACATATTTTACAGTTTATAAAACTTTTAGAATCCAATAAATCTATTTTTTCTTCTTTTAAATCAATTCTACTTTCTGGGTAAGATTCGAAAAAATCTTTTATAGAATCAAAATTGTGTTTTTTAACATGTTTAGTAATAAACCCACCTTGATTTTTAACATCATTAGTGTTCCAACCACAAACAGGGCAAGACCATTTTTCTTTTACAATAACATCAATTAAATCAAAATAGTCTTCATACCACAATTTACCAGTGGTATTTGTAATTAATTTTCTTTTATAAAGACTTGGCAATTGTAACCCGTAAATACTTTTTAAATAAGTTAACACAAATCCTGACCGATTAAGAACATCGTTTATGATTTTATTTGTTTTTTTACATTTAAGTGCTTTATTTTCATATTTAGAGTAATCAATTTCTGTTATAATATGTTTTTTTTGACCACCTTTTTTATTAATTTCAATATTGTTTTTTAATAAAATTTCTTTTAATTTTAGTTTGCCAATACGAAATTTTTGACATAAATCGTTTATAGAAAACGATTTTTCTGTA